CCAAATGCACCTTCAGCCACGATGGCTAGAGCTGCAGCTGTATCCGGTAATAAAAACGCATTCAAAAATATGACTGGCTACAACCTCACAAACAATTTGAGGAATAAGATTGTTAAAGCTAAAACTAAAAAGTAAAGTAATGTTAGAGGGACACGAAATTGCTGCTCTAGCAAAGGAAGTATACACACTCGGACCTGGATATTCCGAGCGTGTATACCATAATGGTATGGAAGTTTTACTACGTAAAGCGGGTGTTCCTTATGAAACTGAACGTATAGTTACAATTCCTTTCAAGGATCATGTAATTGGAAACTTAAGAATTGATATGATACTTAATAATGATATCATATTGGAGTTTAAAACTATTAGAACTCTCAGTGATCAGAATGAGATTCAGGCTCGTAACTACTTGAATCTGACTGGTTTGAAGAAGGCGTATCTGATAAACTTTCCTCCGTTTCCGGATCGGGACGTAGAGATTCGTTGTGTTGTATCCACACCATGAAAGGTAGAACCTTCGCTAACATTTTATAAAATTCTTTAGACTCGTCATGGTGCTTCTTAGGGTCTTTAAGACCTTCCGTCAAAAGCTCACGGGCTCTCTGTAGATGATACTCAGCCTCTTCTACACAGAACTTTTCGTATTCATTCATTAGTTGAAGTAACACCAGACACTTTAAGTCTATATACATATCGCACATTTATCAGTTATATTGAAGCATTTGAGACAAACAAAATGTGAACATTTTCTGAACTTGACACATGTTGTATTTTCAAAACAATGTGGACATTTATCATTATTGAATTCAAGTACTTCATTATTGAATCTCCAGAAACATGGACTACACACCTTTAGACCTGGTTTCATCATTTTGTGACACACCTCATAGTTTGGACAGTTCATATGCACATAAAGATCAGTACATCTTTAAACTCAGGTTGTAGCGATAAACTCCCATTGTAGATCTTCACAAATCTTTTTCCAGATTTGGTCTTGGGCGTATAACTTACTTTTGGACTTGAGAAGTGGGAAATATTGAAGGTATTCGTCTTCATCTAGAAGTTCACAAAACTTGTAAAGTACATAGGAATAACTCAAGAAGTTTTTCCTATCGTGAGGACAATTCTTATCGAATGGTTTTTGAATATCTTTGAACATTAGACGTAACCTTTCTTCCAACACCTGGGGCATAGAGGGTGCTTTGATACCATTAAGAATATTTGTGATGTACGGCACATGTTCGTAGTATTTGTTAAGTCTCAACTTTTTTAGAAGACTTCTAATCTTTGCATGTGTAATCTCATCCAACTTTTGAATCTTCATTTTTTTGAGTTCCGTCCTCAATTGATCCATGACTTCCGGTGGTATTGTTGTCATTTCTTGTGCCTGAAATTGACTCAACCATTCGTTAAAATGGTTCTCCCTCTTGTAACTGTAGTTGATGATCTTCTCAGAAGTCTCTTGTTCTTCCTTATACGTTAATTCTTCACTAATTAGGGTTGCCAAAATCAATCCACATGCATCACAAACCAAATCACTCGTATCTTGAACGTGGATAACATTACTATAGGAACATGTTGGGCATTCATCTAATCTATTATATTCAATTGGTCTTGCGAGATTCTGTTTTTCAACTTCTATTAAATACTCATTGAAAATATCTTTCCTCTTCAGTCCAACAGTCTCCTTTACATTGAAGATGTTATCTGTGTTGATCTCATCTTCCGTTGTGTCAGCGTATAGATTCATGTATGGCATACAACTAATAATGTAATCGGACATATCACTCTCATATTTCTTCTTATTTATAGGATCATCCTTTATGAGAGTCGTCCAATGATCAACTTTATTTTTATACTTACTTAAAAAGTTCATCTTTACTATACGTAAGAATGTTGTTCAAACTTTTAAGTACCCTTATATATCTTTATAAACAATTAACGACACCGAGGGATTATAGTATTATATCAGAGGAACTTGAGTATAAGGTTGATCATGATATGAAATATAAAATTGAGGATGAATTTTGGGAACGGGAGGCCAGGTCATGGAAGGATGGTATTTTAGACGAGTACCACTGTTATGTAACTAACAACCCCTTTAGAAACACGGTCGTTCCTCAAAATGTGAACAATCTTATTCTCCGTGTGAAGTATTATTACGGTGGAAAAATATACAAGGCTATCACACAAGACATTAACTTTATACCCGGTAAATATGAACAGGATAATATGATCTTTAGCGTTCCTCTACGACACGCATGGATTGTTGATCACGACGATAAACCACAGGTGGACATCACAGAAAAGATTAAGCGTTATGCCGGTCCTAGAAACGATTTTCATGGTCAGAAGGTACGTCTAGAAGACTTTTTGTACTATACCAGGAAAACCCTTGAGACGAGGTTCCCAAAAATTATGCTTACCAATTCATTGGGTATGAAAAAAATTGTTCTTACAACTCAAAATTATACGGATGATCTTCGCACTCCCTAGTTACATATCATCTGAAACCTTTGTCGCGAGGTAAAACTTCACCTCTCCCAGATTTGCTACATTGTATTTTAGAATTAGGAATCTGTTACCTTCTTCCTGCATAATTTGCACAGACGCACACATACTCGTCGCCTTTGTAAAGATATTCAAGTACTTCAGACTGTAGAGACCCTTAATCTCGGGGCTCTCTTCCGGGCATTCAATGCATGTCTCTTGATTTGCAAAGTCACCTTCGCATCGGAGCCGAAGTTCTTTACCAATCCGAGTGATTTCAATTTCGGTACCAATGTTTGACATGTCTCTACAAAGTCTCTGAAAGTCTGCAGAGGGTAGGATGGTGTTACTCGTCATGGTAACATCTGGGACTTCAATACGACTCTCGTTGATATCCAGGAGTTTGAGTTGAAACGTTGTACTCGTTTTCTTCGATTCACTCGTAATCTCAATATCCATATATTCTTTGGAGTTGATTTCAATTGTGAGAACATCATTGTTTGTGATAGTCTTTAAAAGTTTGAATGTGTTGGAAATGTTGATACCTGCAATAATTTCATCTTGATCACAGTGATATTCCTCAAAGTTATCAGCATCGAGGAACATATCAATTAGGGATGTCCTCGCTGTATCCAATGTGACGATGTACATACCCTGTGGACGAAAGTAGATGTTCACATCATTTAGAATGTCTTTGAGTACTTCAAATGTTGATTTGATAGCAGATGCCTGAATCGTTACCAATTTCATATTACTAAATATTCCGCGTTTTATCTTTAATTAGTTTGGTCTGAATAGGCAACTCCTTTACTCACATCCTTGCCAATCTTTTCCTCGAGTTCTCGTGTCATGGCTGGCTGTAGAGACTGACCATACGAATCCAGGGAGAACATCTCAGACTCATTTTCATCATTATCGAGGGTCGTCATTGAACAGGATCCACTGAAACCCCAGTTACCAATTTCCTTATTAGGGAGGAGGGAGTCTAACCAGTTTTTTATTTCACCACCCACGAGAACTTTACCATTCTTAGTGAGCATGGTGGGGACTCTTGTGATTTTGTTTTTGTATGCAGGTGGAATACCCTGAGTGTTTATGTTATGATAACCAACAAGTTGTTTCAACTGTGGTTGTCTGTTTACGTAGTCAATAACTTCCATAGAGTGTTTGCATCTGGGGCTATATATCAGTAGAGACATCTAATATGTATAGGGGTATTTTGTAAAAAAAAATTAACGCATAGTAGTAAAGATGATGAACTGGTCTTTGACAATTGTTCTTATTGCCATTGTCCTGTTACTCACAGTCAGGCGTGAACCATTCACGGAAATATTTGGATTTTCAGGACACACTAAACCAACTGGTCGTATCCGCTTGGACGATACCAAACCCAACCTCTCTGGGTACCGCCAGGCGGAAGCCAGTGTTGACAATGACATGATGCAAGAATTTGTCCTCCAAACCAACAAGGAGATCGCTAAGCGTACTGGTCTCTGCACGTATATCATTGAGACGGTCAACGTCCAAAAGTATGTTGGTGAAGATAAGGAGATCTACGAGTGTGTATTCATGACTGTTAAAAATAGTGGATTCTCCTTCGGTTTTACAGTTGCGGCTTATTTTGAGGTCATAAACGGAAACGTGAAGTTGACATCTCTCCGCACACAACCACTCGAAGTTGAATCAGCCGCTGAAATCGCTCCTTTCGTTGAAGGTGCTTCAGGTAAGGATTTTGTAAAATATGATCTTGTCAAGGAGAAGGCTACACCCACCCTCGGTGAGTTAGAAATGGCTAAAAATAAATTGCAGTAATTGTAATGATCAGCATCAATGACGTAACACGGATTGATGAAAAGAGAAAGCAGATCAAGAAGGAAATATATAAACGAATATACGAACAGTTTTCTCGTAAAATAAAACAATGCGTTGAACTCGGTCACAAGCAGATATTTTTGACAGTACCTGCGTTTGTAGTTGGGTGTCCCACATTTGATAGATCGGCAGCAGCGCGGTACGTGGCAAGACAATTTAAGTTGGGTGGGTTTGATGTGATACTCATAAGTGAATACGACATCTATGTGTCGTGGGTGGTACCCAAAAAGACTAAAGATAAGAGTGTTGAATCGGAAGAACCAGATTTCCCGGACCTCATGAACTTGAAGAAGATGGCTGATAAGTACAGGAGAAGTGCGTAGGAAGGCTTAAAAAAATAACACACTCAATGATAAATGGATAACTTAAATGTATTGGTAGAGGCTAAGCGTGAGTACTTAGGTCAACTCTGCCTCATTATGTGTCCAGTTATGATTGAAGTATTTCAGGATATGTACAACGAAGCGACGAAGCTTTCTAAGGGACGAAAACCCCTAATTATGTTCCAAAAAGTTCTAAAGGAGGTTCCCAATTGGTCCAACCAGATGTCTGCTAACCACACGAGCAACATCGCGGATCGTTGTGCGTGGTTCAACGACCTCCTAGCGGCGGTTTTCGTTGCCTGTACTAAGATTCTATCAGCGGTCCGTCTCAAGACTGACAATAAGAAAATCAGTCTCAAACTTCCAACCAACGAGGTTTTCATCCAGACCTGCTACAACAATGTTGCCAAGGAACTTTACAAGGATCCCTACATCTTCCACGATGAACAAAGTGAATATGTTCGCGACGATCAACTCACTCAGCGTATGTCCACTTGCATTGAGGCCACCGTAAAAGAGCTGATCCCTATTCAACAGATTCTTCAGACCTACATGTCCCAAGAAACCCGTGATATTGACCTTGACGGTGAGGTTCAAGATACAGAGGACCCTGATGTGTTTGATGAGCCCGAGGAGATGCCAGAGGCGGAACCTCTCCCCGAAAATGAACCCATGATGGGTGGGGAGGAACAGGTTCAACCCACTGGTCTAGAGAACGAGTTCAAGACTGTCCCAGGTGTTCAGGCTCCAGAGCCAGTTATGGAGCCCGAGATGGGGATGGAGCCGGGTCTAATGTCGGAAGTATCCGCTCCACCTCAGGCCACTGAAGAGGAGGATGATGGTGTTCTTTTCGGTGACGCACCTGATCAGCGTGTAAAAAAAACTGCGTATAATTAAATGGAGTTATCCGACTATCTCAGAGATCCGATGAGCGCCGCGCTCGTCGCCGCGGCTATCACTGCTGGTTACGTTCATGTCAAGGCTCAACTGAACAACGAGGGTAAACTAGAACTTAACAAGTATACCAAGCCAGCTGCCCTAAATGCTATTCTCGTATTCTTCATAGTGTCTAACGGTGTTGGACAACGTGAGACTATTTCTAATGAACCTTTTTAAACTTAAAGATTACAGGTATTATATAAGAAAATGGCTTCTGTCAGTGCGTTTAATGACATGCTCTCTCAATTTCTTGTGGAATTGCACAAGACTTTTCCAGAGGAAAAAGGCATCAAGAAGATGACTGCATCTTTTGAGGTGATTAAACAGACTAACCCGCGTATGATTGTGGATGGTTTCATGACTGGTGTGACTCCTTACGCGGAAAAGATTTCTGGTAAGGATGAGTCCTTCCTCCTAGAGGAGATTGAGACTATTGACTTTCTAAAGGACCTCAACATCAAGAGTTACTGGTCTCGTATGAGTGAGGCTACGAAGGCTGCGACTTGGCAGTATCTTCAGACTCTATACATGCTCGGTACGACGATTAACTCCATTCCAGCTGATACACTCTCCCAAATTGAGAGCATCGCAAAGGGTGTCGCCGAAAAGATGCAGACCGATGGTGGTGAACTTGACCAGGATGCACTCATGAAGATGATGGGTAGTATGCTTGGTGGTATGAACAAAAAATAAACCTAATGGTATATTAAATGAAGGCGTGGTTTGACGATCCTCAGCAACTTATCAAGTCTGATGAGGTCTTTCAGTTCTGGCCTAATAATGAACAAACTCCAGAAGACAGAATTAACTCTTCTTCACGTTTTATAATTTATGCATCTTGTATCATCTACCTCACACGTCGTGACCCAAGGATCTTTGTCCTTGGTGGTACTATTATAGGTGTTCTTTATGTTATGTATAAGTCTAAAATGGTGAAGGAGGGGTATGGTTTTAGCGTAAGTGGTGATGGGAGGGGGTGTCAGATGCCTACTGTGGATAATCCAATGGGTAATGTACTCATGACTGACTACACTGATGCCCCCAACAGACTTGAAGCCTGTTATTACCCAACCGTTAAGTCATCTGTCAAATCGTATTTAGATGATCGTATTCCATATGATGCAGGTAGATCTCGGTCTCCACTCCCATCACAACAGAAAAATGCATATGCTCGTCAGTTCGTAACAACTGCTGTTTCTCAAATTCCAGGCGATCAGACTTCTTTCGCTGAATGGTGTTATGGTTCCAAAAATGGACGCGATTGCCGAACGAATCCAGACATGTGCAGTCCAAATGCTCGTGGTGTTCAATTAGAAGCTTTCGGTGGTCTTGATATCTCTGGTGATAGCCGAGTTTCTCACCGGGGACATGGAATCGGTCCATCCTAAATTAAATATTCTCATGTAATACTATAATGGCATACCAATTGCAACCTGGTCTTGCAAT